AGAAGTCGCCAGGCTCAAGGCCCATGCTCTCCCCGCTCAAGGACATCGAGGCCGAGGACCGGCCACGGTACAACAAGGAGCTTCTCGACTGGGAGGGCAAGGAGGCGGCCTACGCCAGCGCCAAGAAGGCGTTTCTGGACTTCTCGGCGTCACCTGAGGCCATGCTGGGCGCCCAGCCCCCAGCGGTGCCTGAGATGCCTGCGCAGCCCGTGCCGCTCAAGATCACCGTCTCTGACATCACGAGTCAGAAGCTCGTGCGGTCGGCTGCTGAGCGGCCTCGGGGGCTACTGTGCCACCTCGATGAGATGAATAGCTGGATTCGCAAGATCACCGACAAGCAAAGCGGGGAGGATCGCTCTGCGTGGGTCGTGTCCTACGAGAGTGAGCGGTACGAGATGGACCGGGTCGGGGCTGGCTCGATCCATTGCGAGAACCTGGCTGTCTCGATCTACGGGAACATCCAGCCCCAAGTTTTCAAGCAAAACTTGGCCTCTCTCGCAGCGGATGGCCTGTTGCAGCGATTTATACCAGCGATCCTGCGGGGCAGCAAGACGCGCCTAGGTCACCCGGTGCCCGAGTACATGACGAGTGCCCAGGCATGGGAGAACACCCTGCGCCTGATCTACGCCCTGCCGCCACAGACCTACAAGCTGTCCCCTGCGGCCTACGATGCCTATCGGGACTTCCAGTCCTGGTACGAGGGTGCCAAGCAGGACGAGAGGCTCTTGAATGCCTCGAGCGAGTACATGACCGCTTTCGGCAAGCTCGAGGGCACCGCGGGGCGCCTGATCCTTTTGATGCACCTGATGGAGTGCCCGTTCAGTCCTACCGTGGACGTGGGCATCGTGGAGCGCGTGGTCAAGCTGATCAGGGGTTACGTGATCCCCGCGTTCCGCTACGCCCTGGGCGAGCTTGCCGGGGTGCTGGACGACTCGTTTGACCAGTGGATGACCGACTACATCATTCAGGTAAGCAGCGAGGTGCAGACAGTTGACCTGCGCAGCCTCAAACGCTCGGCCAGGCGCCAGCTTGAGAACAAGAACGAGTGGCAGAAGGATCAGATGGTGCTCGATGCCATGTACACACTCGAGAAAGCTGGCTGGGTGATGCAGATCGAGGAGAAGATGACCAAGCACCATGTGGTCTGGGCCATCAACCCCTCAATCGCTACCATGTTCCGCGAGCACCGCGAGAAGGTCATTAAGGCCAAGCAGCGCCACGCGGACTACATCTATCGCTACGCCTACGCCCAGGGTAAAGAGCGTAAGCTGGTCAGGGGCTATGACCCTGAGACGATGGATGAGTGAGAGCAGCAGTGCCCGCAGCGTGGGCACTCGAACTCTGGATATGCTGCGGGCGGGGTGGTGTAGAGTGGAATAGCAACAGCACCCTTGTTCGCACTCATGGCGTCCATGTATTCAGGCCGCCAACACAGATGCGGCCCATGCTGTGAACCATCGGCCTTTATGCCCATGTATGTATACGCATACGGCTCCTGCTTCTCAGCCTCTGCGATGGCGGTGCGGAGGGCGGTGATGGTCTGATTGATGAAATGCTCTGGGCGGCTCATCACATCCTCGTGGGCGCGTCTGTCGAAACAAGTCGATACCGCCCGCTCCAGCGCCTCCAGCGCCTGTTTCATTGCTTCAATCATTTCTTCTCTCCTATGCCGTGTGCGGCTTCGATGGCGCGGGCGAAGTCAACAACCCAGCCACCAAAAAGAATGCGGTACTCATCTGCGATTGGCTTGAGTTGCTCCTCCGTCAGCGGCTGGCGCTGTGCTGCGGGTGGGGTAGCGTTCTTCTTACGCAGAATGGCATCGGCCCATGCCATACCCTTAAGAAAAAAATCATGGTCATACATGGGGTCATCCCCATCAGGCATGTCGCTTGGTTTTAAGCCAAGCCACGCTACCGGCTCCTGCTTTGCTGGCTGTGCGGGTGGGGTGGTGTAGAGGGGCGTCTTAGACCAAGGCATTCGTTTGTTGTTGGTATGCGTAATGTCTCCGTGCTTATTGATGTTGGCCCACGCCACCGGCTCCTGCTTCTCAGCCTGCTCGATGGCAGTCCTCAAAATGTGGCGAGCGCCCGCAATGCGTAACTCCCCTACGTTTTTATTTAGCGCCTCCAGCGCCTGCTTCATTGCTTCAACGTGGTTCATTGCATCTTCTCCTGCGTGACTTCGTCAACGTGCATCATGGCGCCCAGGTACACGGCAAACGATGCCCGGGTGTCGTCGCCCAGTGGCATGGCGTTCAGACGCCGCGTGAACTCGTCCAGCGCCGCGTTCCACCCGGCGGCAAAGACCCACTTGGCTGCGTCTTTGGGCGACAGGCCATACTCGCCGAACAGGCGGTCATAGTGCTCGGGTGCGTTCATTTTGTTTCTCCTCTTGCGCGGATAGCAACGGCGCAATCATGAAATTCATTGTTCTCGCCCCAAGCGCCTAAGCGTGCCCAACCGTGTGCAAGTTTTATGCACTCCATCGCACACGCTTCACGCTCGGCCTCAACGCTGGCTATGACGACCTTTGACCACGATTCAGTGATCTGCCAATCCAGCTCTTCCAACAGGTCTTCGGTCGTGTCACCGTGGCCGGTGGCGTAGCTGTGGTCGATCATCCACTGCGCCAGCTTGTTGCGCTCGGCTGCGGCGACAAGGGCGGCGAAGCGTTCAGCCTTCTGCATTGTTGGGTGCCAGCCCAACACCCCGGGTGATTCTTCTTTCAACATGCCTGCTTTCTCCAGCAAGTCAATCAGTTGACCCGGTGTCATATTTGCCCCCTTGCTCGAATGGCATCATGCAATTCAAGGTCGCCAGTAAAGTCGTAGCCGTGTTGATGAAATGCCTCGGCCATGCAAGCACACGCCTCGCGCTCGGATGCGATTGCCTTGTCGATGGCATGCAGCCAGCCGCGTTTCTCAGACTCAATGGTCTGTCCTCGGACTTCCTCGGCGACAAGGGCGGCGAAGCGTTCAAACACCGGGGCAAGATCACGCTCAACCCATGTCATGTGGTCAAACATTGCGCCAGCCTCCTGCGCCATGCGGATGATGTCTTCGCGGTTCATACGGACTTCTCCAACGTGAGTTTCGATTTTGCCCGGACTTTCCCTACGTGAGCATTGGATTTAGCCGGGACTTCTTCTACGTGAGCATCGGGCTTACCCGGCACAAGGCCCGCATGCAGCGCGGGTGCCAGTGCTTCGATCATGCCCAGCACCTCGATCAAGCGGACTGCGGATGCCGCGGGCTTGCGCTCCCCCTTGATCCACTTGCGAAGGGTAAACACTGGCACGCCCAGATATTCAGCGGCCCGGGGTTCATCGAGACCCAGGCGGGCCATTAAATCGGTATAAGGGTTCATTGAATCGGTCTCCAAGGGAAAGCCCCCGGGATTGACCGGGGGCAGGGGTTACAGGGTTACAGATCAAGTAGCAGGACAATCAAGCCCGCAAGACACACGAGGGTCAGATAAAGGGCGAAGGTCAATCATTGGCCTCCGCTTCTTCACCGCGTTCGATGGCTGCGAAAATCACGGACTTGTCGTAGTCACTGCTCACGCTGGGGCACGGGTAGTGCCCAGCCAGCCGGGCGAAGCAGTCGAAGAAGAATTCTTTGTATTGCTCCAAATCGCGGGCGTCCTGTTCCCGCTCCTTCTCGTCTGGGATGTCGTCGAGTTGGGCTTGCAGGGCGTCCCGCTCAGCCTCAAGGGCTGCAACACGGGCGAACAGTTCAGCGGCCATGGTGAACCCTTCAGCATATGCAATGCGCTCAGCTTCGACGGGTTCGAGTTTCAACAGGTCAATCATGGTTATTTACTCCGGGTTATGCGGTCAGGGCTTCACGAATGCGGGCGACTTCGGCCCGGGCGGTGTCCAATGCTTCATCTTCCAGTTCTTGCGCGACTTCGGACAAGTAGGCGTTACCTGCTTCGGAAAAGTTGCACTCAATTCCCCAAAGGCTTGCGGCATGGTCTGAAAGTTCAACACTGTTGCGGGACACAGACAACACCACGCCTACATAAAACCATTCATCATTGCGCCAGCGTGCAAAGTCATATGGTGAATAGCACTCAAAGTCATCGGGCCTTGTGTCGCAGTCAAAGACCAAACGGGCTACAAAATCAAAGCCCTCGCGGGTCCATTCGATGCGGTCTCCCTCGCAAGCGTAAACGGGGAACTGGGGAAAGTCGGGTTTCTGGTTCATGATTTAAGCCTCCTCGGTTTCTTCGACTTCGCAGCAGGCGCTGCATCCGTTGCCGTCAGTGTCGTTCCACTGCTTCGAGGCGAACTCCTCCATCTCCCAATAGGTGTCGAAGTCGAACTCCTCGCCACAATTCGAGCAAGACCAGTTCCACGCCACATCGAACCCAATGGAGCAATACACGCACCCGGCCCAGTCCTCATCCCAGACCCAGACATTGCCGGAATTCTGGTTCACGCCTGCTTGGGTGTGCTTACTGGTGCTCAGGCCAGCCAGCCGAATGGCCTTGAGGCACTCGGCCAGCCGATCAAGGTCTGCGCCTTGGAACTGTTCGAAAAGGTTTGATTCGCTCATGGTTACATCTCCAGTGGTTACAGGGTTACAGGGAAAACAGAAACACGGTCACAAGGTACAGGGCAATCAGTGCCACTGCGGCACCCAGCACAATGCGCACGGGTCCGGGTTCACGCTCAAGGGGGCGCGGGTGCAGATCGATGTAGGTCAGGCGGTGCTTGTTCATGGTTACAGTCCTTTCACGGGTTACGGGTTACAAGGTGCGGGGCTTGCGCCCCGCGGGTTAATCAGCGTTCATACTGGGCGCGAATAGCTTCGGCTTGCTCACGGGTACGGCCAAAGTAGGGATGCCCGGATTCGCCCTCAGCGCACCAATCATTGATCCCCGCATCAATCTGCGCCTCAAGGCACATATCGGAGAATGAGGGGTTCAGAATTTCATAGGCGGGTTCGAGGCGGGTCATGATCAAGTCCTTTCAAAGTTACGGGTTACGGTGGAATAGACTGTAACCCGCTGGGTTTGTTTTGTCAAGCATCATGGGCAAAGATGTGTCTAGGTGCTTTCCCTGACCCGCTGGGTTGCCTTTTGGCACTGTGACAATTGTGCCTTTTGGTTCAAGGGGTCAGTTTTGAGGAAAACGCGCATCGAATAGAAAAAAGGTCAAAATTCGATGTCTTGCGCGAAAGGCACATTTGTCACTGACCCCTCGATTCTTCCGCATTGTGAAACCCTGAACCCGCTGGGTTTGACCCATTGGAAATCCCCAGACCCGTTGGGTTCAGGGTTCCGCGGCCCCTCAAGCGGCCCAGGCGCCCAGCGGGCACACTGACCCAGCGGGTTCCGGGTGCATGGCGTTGCACTTGATCCACTGGGTTCCGGGTGCCCCGGGGGTCCGCGGGTTTGCGGCATCCGGGCGCCCGCGGGTGAATCGGAAACCGGGAATCCGGCCGAGGGGGCGGGGGAGGGCCGACGGCAACTTGGTTCTGTAACTAAGGTGCCGCGAACAATTTTTTATTTTTTCCAGAACCACGGAATCTAATTACCCAGCGGGTTCAGTAAACTCAATTGCACCCCGTTGAATCCGCTGATACACTCCCATCCACTATGGAACAAGGCAACCCTCAATCCGTAGGCACGGCTGTCGCCAGTGAACAATCTCTTCCAAGCTGGCTGTCGTGCCCTGACCCCAAGCCACCGAAGCTCCCAGCAGAGTCGCGGGAGCTTCTGCACGCCCAGTACCAGCAGATCTTCGAACGGGTCATCGAAGACATCTATCGTGGGCGCTCACTTCAGTCCTTGATCGAGGACGATTACCGGCTCATCAGCTACGAGGACTTCCTGCGCTGGGTCAAGCGTGACCCGATGCGCCATGAGCGGTTCAAGGAGGCGCAGGAGATGCGCACCGAGTTCCTGGCTGGTGAGATCCTCGAGATCGCCGATGGGGTAGAAGCGATCGACCCCTCGAGCAGTGACACGGTCAACCGCGACAAGTTGCGCATCGACACGCGCAAGTGGCTCATGGGTGCTCACAATCGCAAGCGCTATGGTGAGACCAAACAGATCGAGGTGGCTGGGTCCATCTCGATCACCGAGGCGCTAACGCAGGCACGCCAGCGAGTCATTGATGCTGAAGTGGTGGACGTTGAACCCAGAAGGTTGGAGAACGAGTCGTGAACCACGTTTACCCGCTCAACGACTTACGCGACCATATCATCGAAGGGCGTGACTGCTGGTGTTGCCCCGAGTATGACGAGGAGCACGATGTGTTGATTCACAACTCGTTGGATCAGCGAGAGAAGTACGAAGCTGGTGAACTCAAGGAACACTGATGCAGCGACTCAGATACACCCCCGAGGAGGAGCAGCTGCTCATGACGCAGCTGTGGTCGCCGCAGATCGCAGACAACCCTGAGACGTTCGTCCTGTTCGCGTTCCCATGGGGTCAGCCGAACACACCACTCGAGCGGTTCAAGGGGCCGCGCAAGTGGCAACGCGAGGTGCTGCGGGAGATTGCCGACTTCATCAAGGACAACAAGGGTAAGCTGAACGCTGGTGAACTGATCGACGCCCTGCGCCAGTCGGTGTCATCGGGCCGCGGGGTGGGGAAGTCAGCACTCGTGTCGTGGCTGATCCTGTGGATGCTCTCGACTCGCATCGGCTCAAGTGTCGTGGTGAGCGCCAACAGCGAGACGCAGTTGCGCACGGTCACCTGGGGTGAGTTGACTAAGTGGGCCACCATGGCGATCAACGCCCACTGGTGGGAGCCGAGCGCCACCAAGCTGGCCCCCGCTGCCTGGCTGACTGATTTGGTTGAAAGGGACTTGAAGAAGG